GGCCCAGTAATACCTCGCGCTTGAATAGCTCCAGGATTGCCCCAGGGTCCTCGTCACCGGCCACCCCGAGGCTGATCCGTTTTCGGGTCTTGGTTGATGCCCAGTAGACATTGACGTACCACTGTGCTCGGGCCTTGTCTACGTAGGTGGTGACGGTTGGGGACTCCATCACCGGAGACCCATGTGGTTCTTCTCTACCAGTTTGCCGTCTCGAAATCTCGCGACCATGGACGCGTATCCCGAATTTCCCCACAAGTACATCACCGTATTGGTATCGCGCGACTGGACCACGCCGGGGCGACCAAGGGCCTGTGTTACCTCCTCATACGTCATACCGACGCGCAGCGCGTCATACTGCTGGTAGGTGATGTCGCTTGCCGGGCGCTCGTTTTGCTGCTCCGAATTGCCACCAGTGCCTACGATGAGAGGGTACCCGACAATCGCGAGCAGTGCGGCCGCGCCGCACACCTTGAGTAGTGTATCCATTACGTAAATCCTCATTGTGTCAGTTTTCTGCCGGTTTCTTGAAAAGTGCAATCGATTGCGCTATTAATAGAGGTACTTGGGGTCTACGCCTGCCCTAACTGCGGCACCCGTGATGCGTAGGTAGATAAATACTGGGGAAATCATGAATTCATTCACTCCGGGGGGAGGGGAGAATTCACCGCTCGCCGCCCTTTTCAATGGCCTTGACGATATGGGGCAAGCCCTCGTAGCTCACTCTGATCCAGCTCGTGAGCTTGAGGGTTACGAACTCGTCGCTGTAATCAGGATTGGCAAGCAGCTCGGCCAAGACGGTTAGATCTTTCGCCAACGACATCCTGGCCGACTCAACCTCTATAAACGGGGCGTCGGTCGGGATTTTGTTTGCTTTGCACCACCGTGCCAGCAAGAGGCAATTCCTGGCCCCCAGGTGCTCGCGAGTCGTGAAGGTTCGCAGCGTCCCGTAAGGGACACCTGACTCCTCAGCAATCACCTTCAAGCTATACCCATGCGCCTGGGCGTAAGCAATCGCAGATTTCAATCGGGTCTTTTCTGTCTTGTGGTCAGCCATTCCTAAATCCTATCTCTTTAGGGATTTACATGCAATAGGTGGTGCTTAATAGTGCGTTTGCAGCCCTCTTTGGTGTGAAAAAGACACACCAACGCTTGACAAAACACACCAATGTTGCTATATTCCAATCAGACACAGCGGGACACCAGCGGACAACGCAGGACACCAGCGGACATGAGAGGACAAATAGCAATGCAAAATCTACTGACTACAGAGCAGGTTGCCGAGGAGCTTGGTGTCTCTACCAAGTCGGTCGCTCGGTATGTCGAGAGCGGTGGCCTGCCGTTCTATCTGATCGGCACCCATCGCCGTTTCAAACTGGATGAAGTGCTCCAGTGGGCCAAGCGCAACGCCACGGAAGCGGTCGCCTAATGAGCCATCGCGTCACCACGGAAGAGCTCAAACACCGCGAATACTGGACGCCATCACAGGCGGTGCAGGTTCTCGGTCGCTCTACACAGTACTGGATCAAGGCGTTCGATAACGGCCTCGTCACGGGCTATCAGGACGGCAAGGCAAGTGCTCGATTCCTTGATGCTACATCCTGCCGGGAATACCTGCGGAGCCTGCGCCCCAACATCCAGCGAGACCGGAAGGCCCACACCCGGGCGATCTGTGCTGCGTTCCGTGAGCGGATCAAGGCGGGGGCCACGAACCAATAACAGGACACAACAACCACAACACCATTGTGCAATAAAACCGACTGAGAATGAGGAGAAAAATCGCAGTGAGCACTTTAGAAGAAAGTTTGAAGCGGGACTTCGAGGCCGCTAAGCAGACACGAGGCGTCACGGCCTCCATGATTTGCGGCGCGCTCGGACACTCCCCTACGTCGTCGTGGCTCTACGAGCTTTTCAAGGGGCGCGGCGACTGGCACTGGGACTACATCGACTCGTGGTACAGCCTGACTGGGGCCCGCGAACTGATGAAGCACCTCGGGCAGATGACGAAGCATGTGGTCTTCCCCCTGGCTGACTCCAAAGGGACGGCCAGCACTGTCAAGGAGTTCGGCGAGTACCTCGTGGCCCTTGGGCAGGAAAGCGGACAGAAGCCACTGACGCGAGAAAGATTTGCCGAGATTGAACGCGAAGGCCTCGAAGCCATGGGCGCTATCTGGGCGGAACTCGAAGCCCTGCGCGAACAGGTGGAAGACGTCCAGCATCGTCCCGTAGTTCCCGGCGCAGAGAAATTTTAACCATGCTCTCCTCACGCGGCAGGGCTGTGGGACCTACCCCGACCCAAAGCACACCAGCCCTGTCGCGCCTAACTTTTGCCATGACATCGGCCCACCACCGTGGAATGCTCCCTCCATTCGTCTGGTGTCATGGCTTCAATACTCGCCCGGGCAGAGCGACCAATCTGCCCACACAATTTAATCGCAGCGAAAGAAACACCGGCACCGGGCCGGCAGCAACTTGGCCCGGTGCCACTACAGGAGACCACAGCAATGGAAACTGAAACCCGGCGATTCCTCGTGGAATATCGTCACGGCGGCCGCGAGGATACGTTCAGCGCTTTTGCTCGTCGCGATCACCGATACCGCGAAGTGTGGGCACCCGACGAACAGACCCTCCGCAAGGAACTGCCCAAGCTCGACTGGTGGGTAAGCCTGACGGATCCCCACCTGCTCGGCGTCTGGAAAGCCACGGCATGAGCAACTTTCGAAACCATACGTGCGGCGACTGCGCGTGGCGACTACATAACGAACACCATATGGGTGATTGGTGTCGGCGCGGCCCTTGGGAGTGTGAGGCTGACACGGGATGGGTGCAATTGGAATCCCCCGCCTGCCCCGCGTTCGTGCCGACGAAAGAGCCAGAAACCCCGCACCCCTACACAGTCCAATGCAAGTGCGGCTCGGTTTTCCGCACGTCCAAAAAGGGCTGTACGGAGTGCGCCGACTGCATAGAGGAGATATACGGAGAATGAACGTCTATATCGGAATAGTGATCGCCTGCCTGTGTGGTTGGTGTGTCCAGCAACTCGCGAGGGGATGGCGACCGTGAAGTACATCATCTCGGGGATCATCTACGGGCAGGGTGGCCCAGTCGCAGCGCACGAAGATCGGGCTGCACGGATGGCGGAACGGGAACTTGCGCGGATGGCGCGCGAAAAAGAAAAGGGCCAGTGCGCGAACACTGACCGGGAAACTGAACCAATGGAGATCATAGCATGACAAGTGATAATACGCAACCAGGTGTATCGATTGCCCGAATCGAGATCGAGAACGCCAAGCGCGTGAAGGCGTTCTATATGAGCCCCGCACGTTCTGGCCTGACGGTCATCGGGGGCAAGAACGGACAGGGCAAAACCTCGATCCTTGACTCGCTCGCGTGGGCCGTTGGTGGTGGTCGCAAGGCCCCGAGTAATCCACACCGCGATGGCTCGATGTCGCCACCGTCGATCAAGGTGGAGCTCTCGAACGGGCTGGTCGCGGAGCGCAAGGGGGCCAAGTCGGCGCTCACTGTAACGGACCCGACCGGCAAGCGGGGTGGACAGGCCCTCCTTGATGCCTTCGTCTCGGAGTTCGCCCTTGACCTGCCCAAGTTCCTCGATTCCAACGCGAAAGACAAGGCCAAGATCCTGCTCCAGATTCTGGGCATCGGCGACGAGTTGGGACGGCTGGAGCAGGAAGAAGCCCGCATCTACAACGAACGGCATGCCATCGGCCAGATCTACGACTCGAAGCGCAAACACGCGGACGAACTTCCCGAGTTCCCGGACGTGCCGAGCGAGCCGGTCAGCGTGTCGGATCTTATTCAGGCGCAACAGGAAATCCTTGCTCGCAACGGGGAGAACCAGCGGAAGCGTGAAAACCTCGCGTCTCTGGAGGGGAAACTGAAGGCGGCCACCGACAAGGTGCTCGCCCTCCAGGTTCAGCTTGATGAGGCTGTGGCCCACGAGGCGCTCTGTGCTGTCGATGTGGAAACCGCAAAGAAGTCGGCCGCGAACCTGCAAGACGAAAGCACGGCGGAACTCGAAGCGCAGATCGAAAACTTCGAATCCATGAACGCGCAGATCTCGGCCAACCTCCAGAAGCAGGCGGCCAAGGACGAAGCAGCGCAGTACGGGGCGCAGCGCGACGAGAAGGAACAGGCCATCGATGCGGTACGTCGGGAACGCTTGGCCCTGCTCGATTCGGCCCCACTGCCACTGCCTGGCTTGACGGTGGAAGACGCCGAACTCCGCTACAACGGGCAGGCATGGGACGGCATGAGCAGTTCGGAACAGCTCCGGGTTGCCGTGGCCATCGTTCGACAGCTCCAACCGAATTGCTCTTTCGTTCTGATGGACAAGCTCGAACAGATGGACTTGGACACGCTGACCGAGTTCGGTGCATGGCTCGAAGCGGAAGGGCTACAGGTTATCGCCACCCGGGTGAGCACGGGCGAGGAATGCACCATCGTAATTGAGGACGGATTACCGGCAGGCAAGACAATGATGGACGTGGTGTCTGTCGATGCGGCCCCGGTGGAAACTGAAACGGAAGAATGGTAGACATGGAAATTATCCGAGGAAAGCAACAGAAGCCCCTAAAAGCCGTCGTCTATGGCCCGGAGGGCGTGGGCAAATCGTCACTGGCGGCATCGTTCCCGGCCCCCCTGTTCGTGGACGTGGAAGGCGGCACGGCGCGTCTCGACGTGGCCCGAACCTCTCGCCCTGAATCGTGGGCCGAGTTCAAGCAGATTGTCTCTGCGCTGGCAAAGGAACCGCAGGGCTTCCAGACCCTTGTCATCGACACGGCGGACTGGCTCGAACGTCTGGCAATTCGTGAGGTCTGCGCGAAACACGGCGCCACGTCACTCGGGGGCAACTCCGATTACGGCAAGAGCTACAACGAGCTGGCAGAACTCTGGGGCAGCATCTTGACCCAACTGGAAGCCGACCTGATCGACACCGGGGAAATGCACGTGGTTTTTCTGGCCCACTCTGCAACAAAGAAATTCGAACTGCCCGAAGAGGAAGGCCAGTTCGACCGCTATCAGTTGAGCCTCGAAAAGAAGTCCTCTCCGATGCTCAAGGAGTGGTGCGACATGCTCCTGTTCTGCAACTACAAGACCATCGTCAATGTGGACGACAAGACCGGCAAGGCCAAGGGCACGGGCGGCACGCGGCGGGTGATGTATGCCGAGCGCACCGCAGCCTATGACGCCAAGAACCGCGACGGACTGCCCCGCGAAATGGATCTCGGCTTCGCTCCCCTGGCCCACTGCTTCTGTCCGATTGGCGCACCCGCTCCAGTGGTCGCCCCGGCTTCCGCCCCGACGCCACCGCAAACTGCTGCGCCGGTGGCCCCTGAGAATGCCCCGGGTGTTTCTCAGCAGCAACGAGCCCTCGCCAAGCTGATGACCGAATCGGGGGTCACGTGGGAGCAGTTGATCGCTGTCATTGCGGCCCGTGGGTACTTCCCGATTGACACCGAAATGACCGCGCTCCCTGACGACTTCATCGCGGGGAAACTGTTCCCGGCGTGGGGCAAGATCACCAACGCAATTGCAAAGAACGCAGCGGCTTAATCGCACTGCACAACCGAATCGAGGTAGAGACACATGAGCGACGAGACATACGGCTGGGATGATGAACGGATCGACAACCCCGACGAAAGCAGCTTCACGCTACTGCCGAAGGGTGACTATCCCTTCACGGTGACGAAGTTCGAGCGGGGGGAGTTCAACGGCTCGGACAACATGCCAGCGTGCAAGAAGGCCATTATCACTATCAAGATCGACGGCGGAGCACTCGGGGAGACCACGGCAAAGGAAAACCTGTTCCTGGTCAAAAAGCTGGAATGGAAGCTCTGCCAGTTCTTCACAGCTATCGGTCTCCGCAAGTCTGGCGATCCCCTCATTCTTGCGTGGAACCAGATCGTGGGGCGCGGTGGAACTCTGAAGCTGGGGCAAGAGACCTACAACGAAGTGACGCGCAATCGTGTGACTGCGTTCCTTGAGCCCTCCCCTGGGGCCGTGACTGCACCTGCACCCACGCCTACCCCTGCCCCCGCACCGCCCGTTCAGCAGCAAATGGCGGCGGCAGTGGCGGCACCCGGTACCAGCCAATACGATGACGGTATTCCGTTCTAACCGTGTCGGTGCCTATCGCGAAATGGGTGCAAACGCTCTCCCCGGATGACTTGCCCCCAGCGCCGTTTCGGCTCAACCACTACACCACCGTGGTGGACGTACCGAAGTGGCTGGGCAAGCTCCAGGAGGATGTGAATATCGAGACGGGGCGACCACGAAACCACAAAGGCGCGCTACGTCGGGACCTACTGAGCCTAAAGCAGATAATCGAGGAACTGAATCAATGGTAAATTTTAACTTGAGACCCTACCAGCAGGAGGCCGTTGCGGCGATCTTCCGTGAGTGGGAAGAGGGGCGGCGTAAAACGCTTCTATCGCTCCCTACGGGATGCGGAAAGACGGTCGTGTTCTGTGACGTGATTCGTCAACTGGTGAAGCAGGGCAAGCGCGTGCTTGTCTTGGCCCATCGCGGCGAATTGCTGGATCAGGCAGCGGATAAGCTCTCGAAAAGCACGGGCCTTGGCTGCGCGGTCGAGAAGGCCGAGCACACGTGTCACGGGGAATGGTTCCGGGTCGTGGTCGGCTCCGTGCAAACCTTGATGCGGCAAAAGCGGCTGAACACCTTCGAGCCTGACTACTTCGACGCCATCATCATCGACGAAGCGCACCACATTCTATCCGACAGCTACCAGCGCGTTTTGGCTCACTTCGCAGAGGCCGACATCCTCGGGGTCACGGCCACATCGGACCGGGGCGACAAGCGCGACCTTGGGGAGTACTTCGATTCACTGGCCTACGAATACAGTCTCGTTCGCGCTATCAAGGATGGCTACTTGTCGCCTATCAAGGCCATGACCATCCCCTTGAGCATCGACATCAAGGACGTGGCGCAACAGTCGGGCGATTTCCAAGCGGCGGCCCTGGGTAGTGCTCTGGATCCATATCTGGAGCGAATCGCTGACGAGATGGCCCAGCACTGCAAGGACCGCAAGACGGTGGCATTCCTTCCCCTGATCGCGACGTCACAACGATTCTGTGAAGTGCTCAATGCTCGGGGATTCCGGGCGGCGGAAGTCAACGGCCAGAGCGAAGACCGCGCCGAAGTACTGGCCGATTTCGAAGCCGGGAAGTACAACGTGCTTTGCAATTCAATGCTCTTGACGGAGGGCTGGGACTGTCCCCCGGTAGACTGTATCGTTCCGCTTCGCCCCACCAAGATCAGGAGCCTGTTCGTTCAGATGGTCGGTCGTGGCACCCGGCTATGCCCAGGCAAAGAAAACCTCCTTGTGCTCGATTTCCTTTGGGCCACGGGGCGCATGGACCTTTGCCGGCCAGCCTGCATCGTGGCAGACACCCCGGAAGTCGCGGCCAAGATGACTGAGGCCATAAACGACGAACCCTGTGCCGTGGACCTGCTCGAAGCGGAAGTGCAAGCCGAGAGTGATTGCATCGCTGATCGCGAAGAGGCCCTCGCCAAGAAACTGGCCGAGCAGAGAAACAAGAAACGCAAGCTCGTGGACCCGCTCCAGTTCGAGATATCTATCGCGGCGGAGGATCTCGTGAACTACGTCCCGGCGTTCGGATATGAGATGGAACCCGTCTCGGACAAGCAAAAAGCGGCCCTCGAAAAGGCTGGCATATTCCCCGATGAAATCCAGAGTGCAGGCGAGGCGTCACTGATTTTGGACCGCATACAGCGCAGGTACGCAGAGGGCCTAACCACGGCCCGTCAGATTCGGCAGCTCGAAGGCCGAGGCTTCCAACACGTGGGCCAGTGGGATTTCGAGTCGGCACGCAAGCTGATCGCGCGAATCGCGGCGAGTGGCTGGCGCACACCGGCGGGGATTGACCCTGCGACGTACAAGCCCGTAACGAAGCAGGGAGAAGTGGCATGACTGACGTGTTGAGAGATCTGGTCCCGTGGGTTGTTGTGGCTTCTGTTCTGGGTGCCATCTATCTGGCTGGCTACGGGATGGCCCAGCGAATCTATCAGCGCGAGGCCATTGAGCACGGTGCAGCGCACTATCACCCCGAAACGGCGGAATTCACATGGGGAGGTGTTGGCCAATGACTGAGATCCTCGAAGGGCTAATCGTTGGCGGTGGCTTCTTCCTGACCGGGGTGGCTACGACGCTGGGAGTGCTGTTCTTTGTCGCGCTCGAATGGAGCCTCTGGAGCAAGAAGAAGCCGCGCGGCCTAAAGTGCATGAACTGCGACCACGTGTACGGGGTGGGAGAGGACGACTGGTACGCGATGTTCCACAGGTGCCCGAGTTGTTTCCATCTCTATGGCCCCAGGCGCGCATCCCATCAGGTATTCATCGACCGGCGCAACGAGTGGAAAGAACAGAGAGAGGATCGGGCCAATGACTGAACTGAAAACCCACACAGCAGCATTCTCCGGCAATAACGAATGGTACACACCCTCGAAATACATCGAGCATGCCCGGCATGTCATGGGGAGCATCGATGTCGATCCCGCGTCCTGCGCAGAGGCAAACGAAACCGTGAAGGCAGGACGCTACTACGACATCGAGTCGGACGGACTGGCACAGAAATGGAGCGGCAATGTCTGGATGAACCCACCGTACGCGCGAGGGGTTATGGAGCAGTTCATTGACGCACTGATCTCGAAATTCGAGGAAGGCGAAGTCTCACAAGCCGTCGTTCTGGTCAACAACTGCACCGAGACCCAATGGTTCCAGCGCTTGTGCCGCCGCTCCCAGGGTATGTGCTTCGTTGAACGGCGGATCCAGTTCAATGCCCCGAAAGGTGAATTTAGGAAGTCCCCAATCAGAGGCCAGATATTCTTCTACTTCGGGCCACTGACTGGGGCGATTCGATTTCATGAGACGTTCGTTCGGGTTGGTGATGTGTGGAGTCGGGGGATTGCCAAATGACGGAATTCCCCTACACTGTGCATCAATATGACCATGACGGGGCGTGGTGTGAGCAGTCCAAGTTTCGCACGCGCCGGGAGGCATTGACGGAATACAAGCGCATCGTGGAGACCCCTCCCGATGGAACAGGACGCGTCGCCTTGGTATGGATGGTGTCAGCGTGGTTGCTCTGCGCTGAACACGTAGCAGGGGCCAACGTATGACCGAAACAACCGGCTGGACCCGCTGCCAATACGGCCAATACGTCAAAGAGATCAACGGCTACTATTTCCGCCTCTGGCGCGGTTCAACGCCTGGAACGTGGGAAGTCACTATGGAAAACGTAATCAGGCCAACGGCGCACGGGCTAAGCGATGCAAAGCGGCTCGCGCATGACGTGGCCGAGCGAGTGGGAGTGATGAAATGAGCGAGCCCCCCCAATGGGAGCAACATGTAGAGCGTGAGATAACGCAATTTATAGCCCAGAGCAACACCTACACATTCAACGTCTGGGGTTGTGGCGAGTGGTGGCGGGTCAAGGTAGCGACGCACACCGATTCAGAGGCAGACTCAACCATCGTGCTTGATGTCGCAACCTTCATTACGAGCGATGCAGCAAAGGCTATTTGCCCTGACTTGCTCACAGTACTGCAAAAGCATACAGGAGATAGGGCATGAGCGAAGCAGAACAACTACGCGCCAATCTGGACAAAATCAGAAGGCTATTGATGACCCCGAGTGCCGACCAAGCTACTAGCAATTGTAGTTATTGCCCCGAAGTGCTCCGCATCATCGACGGCAACAGTCCGGAAACCCCGGACGGTTCGCCCCGAATCCTACTGGAGGCCGTGCCAGACGGGGAGCCGTGCGCGCCGTTCAGTTGTGAATACTTCATGCTGGGGGGATGGCTTTATCAGTGGCGTGAAAACCAATATTCGGATGATATTTGCTGGGGCATCGGTCATGACGGTCGCCTCAATAGCCCCCCTCTACATGTCCAGCCCGTGCGCCTCGTGCAGGTGGAGGGCCAGCAGTGACCGACATCCATACACTATTGGCGCACATCGACCCGGCCCGACTTGATTACACCGAGTGGGCCAACGTCGGAATGGCGCTCAAGCATGAAGGGGCCACTGCCGAGGATTTCGACGCGTGGTCTCAGCGGGACGGCGCCCGATACAAGCAAGGCGAGCCACATCGAAAGTGGGAATCCTTCC